GGCAGTTGTCGATCATGTCCTGCATGTTTTGCGCAATCACCATCATGGTGCTGTCGCCTTGGCTGCGGTCAATGCGCTTTGCCTCAGCGGTCTCGGCGCTCAGCTTCTGACCTAGCACTGCGGACAGCCCTAGCTCGTTGATCTGCAACGCAAGCTGCTCAAGCCGGCGGAACTGCGCCTCAAAGCTGCGACCTGCAGGCTCGATGTACTCGGCGCGGCCTTCAGCAGGGAATGCGATCGCTTCACCAGGTCCGGCTGATACCTCTTCTGCTGCTGACGGGAACCCGTAGAACGCCAGCATCGGTACTGCTGAGATATGCAGCTGGTTGTCGAGGTCCGACTGCACTTGATAGGTCTTGAGATTCAGCTCTGCAATGTCCTCAAGCGGCGGCCGTGACTCCATAAAGCCATGACGCTGCGCGTAAGCAATGCTGAACGGGATCTGGCTAAGGCTGGTGCGGCCTTCATCGACAACGGTGAACTCGCCGCTGTCCTGCTTGCGGTGGATGCGGTACTCGCCAGGCGTTAGGACACGAACCTGCTCGACGGCTTTCTCGCCAAACTCGCCATCAGGCACTGTGACCACTTCCGATAGCCGCAGTTGGGTGAGCACTTGCTTGCCCTCTTGCGTTTCGGTGCGCCAGCCAAGGATCTGCCTAGGCGTGTATGTCACCCAATAGGGTCGACCCCCATTAGCCGGTGCATCCACCAATGTACCAATGTGGCCATAACGGACCATTTTGCGGGCTGCTTCATAGGTCCAGACATTGAGATCATTGCCTTGCAGGTCTACGTCGAATAGTTGCTCGCGGATGGCGTCAGCGGTGTCATCCAGTCGAACGGGCTTGCGGGTCAGCATGCCGGCCAACATGCGCTCTAGGCGGATGTAATACGGCGGGCAGACGCTACGGGCTAGGCGGTTGTCGTAGGACTCGTCTAGCTCGCGTGGTTCTTGCGGCAGGTAACGGCGATGCTTTTTGCGCATGCCGTAGGTGCCCTGCAGCAGGTCTTCAATCAAGATCCAGTGCGGCTCTTGGGCAAACCAACTCGTGTTCGGGTCGTTGACCTTTGAAACGGTGCGCTGCGCTAGCGGCCGGTCATACGCATTAAAGCCTGTATACACGACCGCTAACTGCTGACAATGGTGTCAGTTTACGGCTTCAGCCCCTGATGGCAGGCCGGGTGGTTGTGAGCCTGGTCACGGCCGACGCTGATGCCAACGCCGTACATCATGAACAGCAGCGTCAGGGCTGCGAAGCGATTGAGCCAGGGGTTGGTGGTCATGGTTGGGATGGTAGATGGGCGGCCGGCTGGCCGTGAGCAAAAGATAGCAGCGTTTGCCGCCGTGGTCAACCCTAGTAGAGCCTGACGCCCGTGCTCCGGCCAGCGCCAGCGTGTAGCGGGTTGAACTCGCGCCACACCAGGTAGCCGAGCGCGTCGTTCATGTGGTCAAAGCCCGCGTCCTTGTCCGGCTCGCCCTTGTCGGTGTAGCACTGCAGCTCCAGGCACTCGATCACGCGACGGCAGCCCTGCGCCACCTGCAGCCGTACTTGCCCTTTGCCGTTTTCCAGCAAAGCCTGAACAGCAGCCACCCGATCACGAACGGGAGGATTTGCTCGCGGCGACTGGTTGGACATGCCATAGCTCTCAAGGATCTGCACATCGGTCTGGCTTGCGTTGGTGCTGCGGTTGCCGCCGCTGGCGTCTGGGTAGGCGTACATCCGCCTATCGGGGTAGCGCCTGACCACCTCCTGCGCCAGTGCGTCGGTGTCGTGGGCGCCGCTGATCTCATCAATCACCAACAGGCTGCTGCCAATCCTGATAGCGATCACCGCCGACATGTTGCCAACGTTAAAGTCAACGCCAACCCTTAGCGGCTCGCGGTCAGTATCCGGCAGCTCGCTGACCACATGCTTAGCCCGGTCGAAGCGGTCATAAACCTGGCCAGTTGTCAGGTTGACAAACTCGCCGTCTAGGTACGCCCGCAGCAGGCTTGGGTCGTAGTTGGCTTCCAGCCGCTCGATGAAATCCGGTGGCAGGTGTGGGTTGTCAACCGTGCGCATCTTAATCAGATGCCGGTCAGGCCTTGCCTTGGCCTCGTCGCTGCCGAAGGTGTTCCACATCCACCGGAAGCCCTCTGGCGTCGATGCCGCGCCAAACTGCCGGACATTGCCGCTGCGGAGTCGGCCAAGGATTTTGGGGAATGCCTTGTTGGCAATGCTGGGCGTCACGGTGTCGATCTCATCAGCCAAAACCCAGGCAAGGTTCAAACCGATGATGCGTGACCAGTTTTCAAAGCTGCGGCACAGGATCTTGGTGTCACCGCCCGGCAGGTGCAGCATGTACTCAGGCAGCGGGCTAGCCCTGAAGGTGTACGGGATGTCGTACGCCTCTAGGAATGCCTCGAAGTCCGTCTGCCAGATGTCGCGGATCAGCGGTCCGGTCGGCTCCATGACGCAGCCGATAAAGCCCTGGTTGACCGCTGCCAGCATCACGGCCTTAGCGCACAGCGCCCTGGTCTTGCCAGCGCCATACCCCGCGCTGATGCCAAGGATCTGCGTTGCGGTGTCATCGACAAACGCAAGCTGGCCGGGGTGCAGGTCGCTTCTGATACGCGCAACTAGATCACCCGTATCCTCTGGCGTCTGCTGCTGCATGAAAGCAAGCAGCGGCACTGGTTCACATATGCCAGACAGCAGGCTCACGACATCTCAAACCGCAGCAGCCGGGCTTGCTTCTCAAGCGCCATCAAAGCGGTACCGAGTTGCTCTTTGTCTGATGCACGACGCTCATATTCCTGCAGCCTGGCAACGGCAGCCTCTAGCCATTGAGGCCGCTCTATCTCGGCGTCAAGCGATAGGAGTTGGCGAGCGCGAGCAATGTAAGCATCGGCCTGGCGCTCGCCTATTCCCCAGTTCTCCGCTGCAAATTGTATGATTTGCCTTCTACTATGTGCACGCAAGAGCAAGCTGTAGACAGCATTTACACGCTGGTCAGACTCTGTATTGTTGCACTTGCGCGCCATTGTATTACTCCCGGATTTGAATCGGCATGATGAGATAAGTCTGCTCCGTCATGCTAGTCGGCCTTAGGACGACCGGCGTTGTTGCACTATTGGCCGACAGTGTAACAGTCTCCGCTTGGCGCATGGCCTTCAGTCCATCAAGCAGATAATGCACGTTGAACGCCCATGTGCCGGTTGCTGTGCCTTCGTAGGTGATCAGCTCTTTGCCGTTGTTGGCATCGGCCTCAGCGGTGATGGCAAGGCCACCTGATCCGGCGGTGAGCTTAACGACGGAGTTGTGCGCCTCTGCGATCAGGGAGACGCGCTCCAGGCACCGGGTAAAGCGATGCCGGTCCAAGGTCATGGTGTGCTCAAAGCTGGCGGGCACCAGCGCTGCCACGTCGGGGTACTTGCCATCAAGGATGCGGCTGTAGATGGTGACGCCATCACCGGCATCGATAACCGCCTGACCGGCTGCGGCAGCAATGCCGACGACTCGATCCTGCAGCAGCTTCATCGTGCTTGCTGGCAGAACCAGGTCGATGCCATCGGGCAGCGCTACGGGCACACGCATCAGCCGGTGGCCGTCTGTGGCCTCCATGAAGCCGGCTGCCATGTGGATGCCTTGGAGGATCTGCTTACTGGCATCAGTGCTGACGGCTGCCATGCAGGCACGCACGCCAGCGGTCAGGTCCAGCTCAGCGCCAGGTGCCTCTACAACGGGCATGGCGGGGTAATCCTCCGCATCCATCGCTGCAAGGCCGTAGGACGCCCCACAAGCGCTCAGGAGCCCATCTGACAGGGTGAGCACCTCGCCATCCTCAAAGCGGCTTACAAGCCCCGCTAGCAGCCTGTGCGGCAACGCGACGGTGCCAGGTGCCTCTACAGCTGCGGGGACCGTGACGCTGATGCCAAGGTCCAGGTTGAAGCCGGTGACCGTCATGGTTGCGCCATCGGCAGCAAGCAGGCAGCAGCTCAAGATCGGGTGGCTGTTGCTGGTGCTGATGGCTGGGGCAATGGTGCGTAGCGCATGGGCGAGGTCGCCCTGTGTAGTAATGAGTTTCATTGGTGCAGGTGTGTGAGATACCAAGCAGCTTTGGCTAGGTCAATGTCGCCAGCCTTAAGCCTCTCGCGCCAGCAGTATT